GGTTCGCCTTGGGCTTTTTTATTTGGTCGCGTTAAGGAATGGAATTGAAAGAGTTTACATGGCAGCCGGACTGGAAAATGAAACGTAAGAAAAAGCCAAACGTTAACGTGATTAAATTCGGCGATGGTTACGAACAGCGACAACAAAACGGCATAAACAATAACTTGCGAACTTATGATGTGACATTTACCGGCGCAGAGCAACGAGTTAGCGAGATTGAACGTTTTCTTAGCGAGCACCGTGGAGTCCATGCGTTCTTGTGGACGCCTTACGGAGATATTCAAGGTCGCTTTATTTGCCAAGAGTGGGATGAAACCAAAGAAACTGGCTTTTCAACTTTGGCAACAACGTTTGTAGAAGTGGTGGCATAAATGACAGATTTCGCAACATTAGGCATCCAAATTACCTCAAGCGGTGCTGACAAAGCTAACAACGATATAAAATCTGTTGGCAACAACGCAAAATATACCGAACAGGCTATCCAGTCTTTTATGGGGACAATGGGTAAATTAAGAGCATTGATGGTTGCTGGCTTAGGGGTTCAAGGGTTTAATCAAATCGTGCAGATGGCCGATAAGATGAACACTCTAAACGCACAAGTTAAGCTAGTCAGTAAATCAACCCAAGAATTCACCACAGCACAAAGAAAACTGTTTGAAATTTCACAAAATACCCGAGGAAGTCTTGAAGCAACGACTACGCTTTATGTTAGATCTTCTCGCGCATTAAAAGATTTTGGTTATAGCCAGCAACGCGTACTGAATTTTACTGAAACATTGAACAAAGCGATGGCGGTCGGCGGCGTTGGTGCGCAAGAACAAGCAAGCGCACTTTTCCAGTTATCACAGGCTTTAGGGTCTGGACGATTGCAAGGGGATGAATTTAGAACGATTGCAGAAGCGGCTCCGATTATCCTTGATACGATTGCGGAGTATATGGGGAAATCCCGCGCCGAAATCAAAGCGTTAGGTTCTGAGGGCAAAATCACCTCTGAAATCATTTTTAAAGCAATGGAAACCGCGAGCGGTAAAATTGCGAAAGAATTTGAGGGAATGCCATTAACGTTCGGTCAAGCCATGCAACAAATGGAAAACTCAACGATGAAATTTGTCGATGAGTTTGCTAAAACGACCGGTGCATTTTCTGGCGCAGCGGAAATGGTTAGTTTTCTTGCCAAGAATTTCGATACGCTTTCCGTTGTTATTGGAGGCGTGCTTGTTGGGCAATTAGCTAAATACACAGTATCTATGTCAACCGCCGCAATAGCCACATCAAGACAGGCGATAGCCAGTCAAGGTTTGGCCGGAGTGCTTAAAAACGGATTAGGTGGCGCGCTTAGTTTGCTTGGTGGGCCGGCTGGGGTGATTACGATTGCTGCCGGTGCGCTGTTTTATTTTTCTCAACAAGCCGAACAAGCACGCGCTAAATCTATGGATTTAGAGGGAGCTAATAGATTACTGGAGAAGTCCTACAAAGATCTAACGCTTTCATCGCTCGGTGTTGAGTTTTCTAAACAAATAAAAGAACTGCAAGAGCAAAGAAAAGAAATTCAGCGCTTTAAAGCTCAAATTGCAACGAATGAATGGGAGATTGATAATAACTCAGGCAACCCACTTTTCAATTCAGACAAGATTAAAGCTGAAATTGCTGAGCTAAAACGTCAATTAAATGCCGCCTTGGAAGTGGAGGGAGTACGCTCCTCTGCGCTAAATAATTTACTTACCGAGTTCGCAAATAAAGCGCTTTTATCCGGGAAATCATTGAAAGAATTTCGTGGTGAAATGCTACTTGCCGGTGTTAGTGCCGATCAACTGAATAATGCTCTTTCTCCATTAAATACTGACTTATTAAGTATCACAGGGGAATTTCAACGCTTATTCCCTAACATTGATACGTCTAAAATTAGCATGGACGGGTTAAATGTTTCGATCGGTGGGTTCAATGTGATTGCACCAAGTGCAGAAACGGGAGCTATTAAGATCGCGAACGGCATTTCAAAGATCGCCGCAATCGCTGCAATCGCAAGTGGAAACTTGGATGTGTTGAAAAAAACACTGCCAAACGCAAACGGAGGAATTAGCGAAAAAGGGCAAAGTATTATTGCCGGATTGAAACTCGACAAGCAAATCCGAGAAACAAAGGACCCTGCTGAGCGAGCAAGATTGCAAGCACAAAAGAGCTTGGAAAACTATAAGGATAAAGTGCCGGAGAGCGATTTATCTGCGATCCAAACTGCGCTTTATGATAACTACCTTAGCCAAAATACAGTTAAAGGTGGAAAAGGCGGTGGCGTTGACTATGTGAAACAATACACCGAACAACTATCTAGAATGCAGGAGCAATTAGCGCAAATCAAAGCTAATGCGCAGAATTTAGATGTTTTCGGAGGCGTTTCACAATATCAAGAGGTGAACAAACTCACGCAAGATATTGCGGCCAATGCGGACAAATACGCACACTATGGCGCAGAGGGCATCGCAAATTTAAAACGCCTTGCCGGTGAAATTGATAGTGCCAACCAGCAATTTAATATTAAGCAGTTCGGCGTTACCAATTCAGACAAAATCAAAGAATTGGAATTTCAGCTTCAATTAATGGGTAAAACGCGCCAAGAGCAGGAGCAATTACAATTTAACCACCAACTAGAGCAAGAGGCCGCAAGACTGAAAGCCGGTATGTCCGAGAAAAATATTGCTCTTTTAGATGAAGAAATTGCCAAGATTAAGCAACTTCATGAGGAATACCAAGCTAACGCCGAGAAAATGAAGTCCGATCCAATGGCAGGCATAAAGGATGGTTTTAATCGTTTTGGTCAAGATGCCGAAAACATTATGGGGAACGTTTCAAACATCACTTTGAAAGCGTTTGACGGAATGTCTGGCGCGCTCACTGACTTGGTGATGACCGGGAAAGCTGATTTTGGTTCTTTGGCAAAATCTATCATTAAAGATATTATCCAAATGACGATCAAAATGATGATCTTTAAAGCGGTGTCATCTATGTTTGGCGGTAAATCCGACGGCGGCATTGTCGGTTCGATCGATGAGCGCTATGTCGGCGGACTTGTCGGGTTTGATGAGGGTGGGTTTACCGGTATTGGAGGCAAATACCAACCAGCCGGATTGGTACATAAAGGCGAATATGTAATGACAAAAGAGGCTACATCGCTTTTGGGTGTGGACTTTTTGAATTACCTTAACTACCAAACCAAAGCCAAACCAAAAGGATTTTCTGTTGGTGGTGCCGTTGGTGGTGGGTCGTCTTATGCTGCGCCTTTAATGACAAGTAACCAACCGAGCAATATCAAGGTGAACGTAATTAATAATGGTGCGCCTACACAAGCCGAGGTTGAATCAAAACAAACTGGCGATGATTTAGAAATCACCATTAAATTAATGGATGAAATTGCGGATGAACGTTATAAAAAGAATATTCAACGTGATTTTGGTCGCAATGGCGGCGCGTTCTATCGAGGATAATTACAAGACCCGATTAATTTCGGGTTTTGTGATCTTGTTCAACGATTAATTTTTTTGGGATATAATGCAATCACCAATTTTATTAAGGGAATGCATTATATGAAAAAGATATTATTGATGATTGCCACTTGCTTGACGTTAACCGCTTGTGGGGATGATATTGTTAGCATTAAAGACAATGACTACTCATTTTTTGGACATCTGGAAATCCAAGCGTTATCAAAGAAACCATTATCTAATGCCGACATTATGTTATCTGATTTTCGGGGGAGGGATGATTTAAAATCAGTTACTTTATGGATAGATGGGGAAAAGTCTGAAAGTAAATGTTTGAGCGATACAGCAATTTTGCTTAATGATAAAAAATTACGCCCAATTACTGTAAAATTAGAGAAAAAAGACGAGCAAGAACTATCTTATAGCGCTAAATATTCGTTCGACGAATACCTTGAATTTTTTGCGAAAAATAACAAAGTTATGATTAGTAGTTGTGGAATTAATCATGTTTTAACCGAGGATGAAAAGGGCGGTCTAGCAAGAATTATTAAAGCATGGATAAAATTTACAAATAAAGCCTCTTGACTACAAAGGGGCTTTTTTATTAGTATGTTTTCCAAGGTGTCGAAGCCTAGTTAGCAGTAAGCGGAAGTCCGCACTCGACAGCATAGCGGTTTTTTTATGCGTAAAATTTGTGATCTCGTTTAGTTTTATTGCCATTAAGACTTAACACGCATAAATCTAATTTCATCTATGCCGAGTGGGTGACTAATACAATACCCGAAAGGGGAATACGTCCAGCTGACTTACTGCAGCCTTCGAACCACTTGGCGCCCTATTTGGGTAATTCTAATATCGAAGAAACAGTAGGAGACATTCTATGTCTAATCAAACTCAACTCTCTACATTCAACTTTGAATCAAATTCTATCCGCACTTTAGCCATTGATAATGAACCTTGGTTTGTTGCTAAGGACGTTTGCGATGCAATCGGTCTAACAAACTCTCGTATGTCTTTAATTGCGTTAGATGAAGATGAAAAGGGTGTAAGTTTAATTTACACCCCTAGCGGACAACAAGAAATGAATATTGTCAGCGAAAGTGGAATGTACACTTTAATCCTCCGCTGCCGTGACGCAGTGAAAAAAGGATCTGTTCCGCACCGTTTTAGAAAATGGGTAACAGCGGAAGTTTTGCCGGCAATCCGCAAAACTGGCAAATACGAATCAAAAACCACGGTAGATGATCGCACCGGTTTACGCAATGCCGTAAATATGTTGGTGAGTAAAAAAGGCTTAATTTATTCCGATGCCTATCATTTAGTCCACCAACGCTTTAACGTGGAATCAATCGAAGATTTGACATTAGAGCAGTTACCGCAAGCGGTGGAGTATGTTCACAGAATCGTGCTTGAGGGAGAGTTGATTATTGAGAAAGTAAAAGACCCCGGCATTAACCTCAATTTAAGCGAGAGCGAACTTAAAGATTTAATCAATACTTGGATGGCATTTA